GGTGCTACGATTGACGATGTAGAAAAGACGTTGACGGAAACAAACGGAAAACCAGGCAGCGAATAATTATGACTCATCAGTGCATTAAAAATCAAGAGTGTCTGGCGGACTTTGGTAATCTTCGCGAGCGAACTGCTGTCATAGAAAGTCTCTTGGAGCAAAATACGCGAGCCTTGAAACGAATGGGAGGGCAACTTGACAAATTAACCACAGATTCTGTTCGCAAGACGGCTTGGGGCCGGGGCGCGTTCTTTGGGGCGCGGGTAGTGGTCGTTGGACTGCTACTGTTGGCGGGCGCAGGGCTTGATAAAGCGACTAGTTTCATCTTTTCTGCGTTGAGTTAAGCCGATGAGATACAGATTCTGGCACTGGTTAATTGGCATCCTTGTGATGGCTTTCTTATTAGCCTCCTTCGCAAACCATTGTCCGGCGGCGGGTGTCTGCCGGGAAGTCGCTGAGCTAGTGGCCGACATCGAGGCGCGCGAGACAGACGAGGTGCAGTTCCGCTTTCTCGACGCCGTCGAGCGCGCGGCCTTCGCGGCTCGCACACGCCTGAACAATGCTGGCGACGTGGAGGTGCTGACGGCGCGCAAGGCTGACCCCACGGCCACGGTGCTGGTCGCGATCATCCGCGACGGCTGCGTCACCAGTGTGCGATTCTTCAAGCCACGATTCTTTGAGTTGCCCTACGACTCGACATGACCACCATCTGTAGAACTAGGAGAGACAACATGGAATTGCTAAGAGGGAAAAAAACCTATATCGTTGCCGGGCTAATGATAGCCGTGGGCGTTGTCAACGCTTTGGCCGGTGATGCCGCTGGCTGGAACACCGTCTGGGAACAGGCGCAGATTGTCCTCACCGGCCTCGGCCTCGCTGGCCTGCGCGCAGGTGTGCGCTAGCAGTGTGGCTGACGCTGTTGGGCGGCGTACTGTCGCTTGGCCGCAGTCTCGCGCGCATCGCGCATGACCGCCAGCTCCTGGAAGCTGGCGCGGCCAGGGCGATTGCTCGACACGCTACGACTGGGTTGGCAGCGGTGGCCGCAGCTCAGGCTGCTCGCCGTGGCGTCCGCCATGACGCTGCCAGCGTGTGTGATGACCCCGACAACCGGGACTGACAGCGTGTGCCTGGCGTTCGCGCCGATCACCTTCTCGGCCAGTGCCGACAGCACTGAAACCGTGCGTCAGATTCGTGAGCACAACGCCGCTTGGCGAGCTATCTGCGATGACTGACGCTTTGAATAAAGAGAAGTTGGTATTCGACCTGATAGCCGACGAAGGTATGGTGCTGGAGCCGTATCAGGACAGCGTTGATAAGCTGACCATCGGCGTCGGAAGAAATCTAGACGACAGGGGCATCAGCAAATCCGAAGCGATGTTCATGCTGGCCAACGACATTGAGATCGTCGAGGCGGAACTAGACGCACGGCTTGGGTGGTGGCGCGGTCTCCCCGACGATGCCCAACGTGCGCTGGCAAACATGGCGTTCAATATGGGAGTGCCGTGTTTGTTGACGTTTTCCCTCGCTCTGGGACATCTTGTGAACAGAGAGTTTAAACAGGCTGCGGATGAGTTTCTACGGAGCCGCTGGGCCGAACAAGTCGGCAACCGGGCTATCCGTGTAACAGATTTAATAAGGAACGCGTGATGGACAAAATTAAGTCTCTCCCTTGGAAGACTTTTTGCGTCTACGCCGTGATTTTCGTGGCGGGGTATCTTTCGAACTCTTACGGTCTTTTTTAGACCAGTCTATCGCGTCGTACCCACCCCGATATTCTTTATTCGAGGTGGGTATCGTCCACCACCTGTTGCGGGTGTCCGGTGCTCTACTAAAGATATCTACCATGCCACGTCCTTATACCCCCTACGCGTTTTGTATAGCATCAATGATACTCGTCGCTAGGTTTTGCTTGCGTTGAAGAGCCCCTATAACCTTCTTATCTAGGGTCGTTCCGACCAAATCAATATATGTGACTGGATAGTGCTGGCCGTGACGATGGTTTCGCGCCTCAGCCTGAACCCGTGCGTCCATGTCATAGGTGTTCTCGTAGAAGATGGTGGTATGGCACGGCATGTCCTTCGTGCCGAGCAACGTGTGTCCGTACTTTCCAGCTGTCAGCTGAGCGATCATCACTTGGTTCGTGTAATTATTGAACCCGCGCTTTTCCATGGCCTGAACCTCTTTACCTTGATTACCAGTCAGACAGACGCCGTTTGGGAATCTCTTGGCCAGTAGATCGATCGACTTTTTATAGAACGCAAAGATTATGACCTTGGAATCCAGCTCGTCAACTATCTCCTCAGCCAGATTGAGCTTAGGGTTCTTCTTCTCGGAGATGATGTCGTGGGTGTCCCCCTGTTCGTCTATCACGAATCCGCCAGCAATCTGCTGTAGCTTCATCATTTGCGTGATAACCATCGGAGCCGTGACAGTTTCGTCGTTAACGTTAATAACAAGTTCATCCAGCATGGCCGAGTATTGCTTCTGTTGATCCCTGTATAGTACATAGTTCCGGGTCGTATTGAGTGTCTCTGGCAGATCGGTCCAGTCTTTCTTCCTAGCTCTGAAAGCGTTGCCATCAATGAGCGTAGATAATTCATCTTGGTTCTTGGCCCCTACTATCTGTTTTCCAAGGTAGCCGCCCATGACGCAGAAGTGATTACGAAAGGCGTACTGGTTTTGGCCCTTAAGCTCCCCTATACACCGGAACTGGCCCCAAATGTCGAGTGCCGACTTGGTGATCGGCGCACCCGAAAGTATCCTAACATAGGAAGCCATAGCCGCCAGCCCAATCATGCGTCTGGTGCGCTTGGCCCTAGGATTCTTGACGTGGATTGATTCATCCAAGACGAGATACACACGATTCATACCCAATAGGTACTCTAGGTACTCGCCCCCCTTACCAATCAAAGCTTCGTAGTTGATCAGGAAGATTTTTTTAGGTCCTTCTTGATGGCGGGTCCTAGGCCAAATAGTCGGGTCAAACCCAACTTCCCATTTCTCGGCTTCCTCAGCCCACACCGCTTTCAGAGACTGTGGACACACGACGATCATCGTATCTACTTCGTCCATTTCCATTAGGTGGATGAACTCGTTGTAGGCTGTGCTGGTCTTGCCTAGCCCCATTTCCATAAAGTAGCCGAATCCACGCCGACCATTTGCCTTGTCCAATGCCGCACTCTGAACGTCGTAAGGCTTGCCTTTTAGATACCACTTCATGATAGGCCAAATTCCGTTAGTAATCGGGTTCGGGTGGTGTTGCCAGTGTGCTTGCACAATTCCTCTAATAGAGCCTCGTCCATCTTACCAGCCGCCTCGTTCAATTTTATGGCTACTTGCCCCATCACTGGAAGAACGGTTTGGTTGCCCATATTGAGTTCATCCACCAAGTACATCATCGCTTCGAATAAGTCCGCGATGTGGACTACTTCCTTAGCAAAGCCGGACACCCGGCAACAGGGATTGACAGTCATAATACTCCGCGCCATAGACCCCGGTGCTGATTCTATTTTTTCGTTGTTTGTAGTGGTTGCTTTCTTATAGGGGGTGGGTATGTCGCCGCTCACCATTTCTCCGAAGTCGTGCACCAATGCATACTGGGTCACCCATTGAACGTCGACGTCCTTCATACCTAGGAATTTAGCTATATAGGTGGCGTAGAGCGCGACATAGTATGAATGTTCAGCCACCGATTGCTGGCGGATGGTTCGTATGATGCCCCACCGTGGCACGTGCTGAAGTACCCTAGTCTGTGGTTGTAGTACGGTGCTTTCCATTTCAATCCCCTATCTAGAATGGGTATATAAGTAGGTTTCTATCCACTACCTCTTCTACGTTTTCATAAAACATCTTGCCTGTGGGTACGTGTTCCCACATCTTCGATATAGTACGATTACCGTCCATCCATTGTCCGTGCTCTTCAAAGTCCTCAGGGTAGACCTCTATTTCGCGGGTGTACTCGCCTTTGATTTCGATTTTAGGCATCGTAGCTAATTTCCCCCCACGGCACGACCTCCACGTCCTCGACGTTAGGACCCCATCCGTGCAACATGTGTTGTGGCATCCCCAACATTGAGATGCTCATCTTTTGTATCAATAGAGTCAACTTGGCGAGGGACACTTCATCCTGTACGTAGTTGCAGAAATTTAGGAAGTATACCGAGGGGCGATTGTCCAGCATCGCATCGACCATCTGGTGGTTGCTCCACGTGAAAATCCGGCGCACTCGCTGGGTCACGGTGGTCAACTCCTCGTCCACGTCCAGATCGTTAAAGCTGATTTCGACCTGATCGGGGTAGACATCGCCGGAATATCCTAGGCCCGGTATACTCCCCACCCGGATAGGATAGGTCCTATTGGCCATAGCCACTTGTCCTAGGAATGATGGGTGTATATTGGCATCGTTCATCCCGGCACCCACGGTACAGTTCCTGGACGTGCAATATGGATAGAATGGGCTGTTGAGCGACAGACTGTACCCCTGCGGCACTTCCATTGACCCCCTTGCCCCCCTTTCCGACATCATAAGATTCAGATTGAGATTATTCACCATATGGCCAATATCATCATTATTCACGGCCAGCCTAGCCGTGCGGCGTACCTTGTTGGACAATGCTTGACCGACGCCCTTCCGGGTGCTTGAAATCTTGGTCGCCTGAGACTCGTCTTCCATCTCGGCATCGATGTCCTCTTGGTGAATAATGCTGGCATTAGGGTGAATGGTTACTCGCCGCTCGTCCACCCCGCACGTTTTCATCTCCTTAAAGAGTAAATCAGGATTGATAATAGAACCAGCATTTAGATAAATCTCGCAGTCATCCTGTATCACCCCGAACGTCGGCAGGTGAAAGCAACAAAAATCTTGCCTATCGTCCTTGAATTTGGTCCAGTGACCAGCATTAGCCGCCGCATTGGTGGTGGCGAAGTCCACTTGATTCTGGGGCTGGCTGGCGAGGTACGCCGCTAGTAGTCCTTTGCCGGTCGATCCGAATTGCCCATCCACGAGGACGGAGCACTTACCTTTTGCTATGTACTTCATCTTTTTGCCTATCTGACCAAATCAAAAATATAGCACAGCAGATCGCGTGTGCCAAGTGATGTTTACCACTTTTAGGGTCGATCTTCTCCCCCAACTTCCACGACATAATGTGCCGCATCATCGCATCAAAGTATCGGTTCCAGTCCTTGCACTTCTGCCAGTTGTCCACCCCGTATTGTCGGGCTCCCTGATCGAAAATCTGGACCACTTCTATTAGTATTTCAAAAGGAAACAAGTGCCACCTCAACTTTCCTTGATCGTCTTTCTTATGCTTCATCCTACCCCCTTCCTGTAATCATCCGACCAGTATAACACAGCCTTGACAATTTCGGCTATATCCCACGTCTTGCCCGTGTACTGAATCATCCAACAATTTTCCGGCGCAACGGCAATCTTGGTATCTGGATCAGCCCCTATGAACAGTTGGTGTACGGTGCCTTCCTTCTGATAGACTGCCCAGCCGCACGGCATACCCGCTTGTTGAATTCGCTTCATAGTCTCCCTCTGTATAGGACTTAGGTTCAACTTCTTCATCTTGCATTCCACCATGACTGCTTCCATGGCGTGTAGCTTGATAAACAAATCCGGGGTCCCGGCTTGTTGCGGGTTGCCGATTTTACGCGCCCATCCTTTGACCCGTAATGCCTCTTTAACGATCCGCGCTTGTACCTTTAACTCATCCATAGCTGGCCTCGCCCCAGTT